TTATACCGCGTATTCTTCGCTGTAGACTTCGTACTCGTCGTGGGTTTCGCAATCGCAATGTTCTTTGCAATCACAATGTTCTCTGTGCCTCGGCGGCTCGTGGTGGTGACAGCGGTCGCCCAATTTGAGAATCAGGAGTGAGGCCGTGACCGCATGGCAGCCGCAGTCGGGGCCGTGGCCGCCGCAGCCTGTGGCGCAGAGTGTGAGTTCGTCGCCGGCACACGCCCGGACGATAACCATCCCGTTGCCTGCATAGGTGCCGCCGGGAATGGGCTTGCAGTTGAGGCGGAGCTCTACGCAGTCGGCTTCACGATGCTCCGCGGTGAACCATACGGCGTAGTCGGCGGTCTCTTCCAACACGACTTTTCTGCCGCGGGGTGTGATGTGTCCCGCCACGGGGCCGTGGCAGTTCAAATCCACCGCCGCGCCCTCTGTGAGAGAATGGGTGGTGAAAAGGTAGGCGTAGGTGTCGATTGCGCCATCTCTGCCATCGCAGCCGTCTCTGCCGTGCTCTCCGCGCTCGCCTCTCGGCCCCATCGGGCCGCGGGGGCCGGGGCGGCCGTCTTTGCCGTCACAGCCGCGCTCACCTTTTTCGCCGTGACAACCGTCCTTGCCCGGTCGGCCGGGTTCTCCTTGGAGGCCGCGCGGGCCGCGCTGACCGGGACAGCCGTCTTTGCCGGGTTCCCCTTTCGGGCCGGGACAGCCGTGCTTGCCGGGGTGACCGGGTTCGCCCTTGGGGCCTTGCGGGCCTCTGGGGCCGGGCGGGCCGGATCTGCCGTCGCAGCCGGGTTCCCCTTTGGGGCCGCGCGGGCCGGGATGGCCCTCTTTGCCGTCACAGCCGCGCTCGCCCCTCGGCCCTTGCGGACCGCGGGGGCCGGGCGGGCCGGGTTTGCCGCAGACCGTAACGCAACGCTCTTCCCTGCGAGGGGGCGTGTGACAGTCTTGCTCTCTGTGTTGTTCGTCTGCTTTGTATCGATTCATATTGATGTTTACCCCATCTTTTTAAACTGAGTGCGGGCGTATGTGCCCGTGGGGTATTGTATTCGGGGTAGGGGTTGTTTGGTGAGGGGAGCCTGCGCATGGGTTTTTGCGGTCGTTGCAGGGACGGATTTCATATCAGCCCTGTGTCGCTGCGCTTTCTTTGCTATTGTCGGAACCGTGTTTGTTCAGCCTGCTCCTTTTTAACTTGCGTTGTTTGCGCCTCGACCGCCGGTGAGGGGTGTTTGTGATAAAAGGACTATTTCTTATAGGTGAGCAAGAACATAAAGGGTCGTTGCTTTCACAGAACAACAAATCGTCAATGGCCGCCCCTACGTGGACCTCGCGCTACAACGCCCCGGCCGCCCGTATCAGCAGTTGATCCAAAAATGGCACCGCGGCGTGATTATCCCGCCAGTAGCCGGGTGAGTTGATTGCCCCGGCACGATTCAGAAGCCCGATGGCGGTCTCCACATTGTCTACGGAACCTCTGCTGAAGTTGAGTTCGGACAGGACGACCAAAAGCCGGTCGAGATGCGGCAAGTCCCGATAATGCTCCAACCAATGGTCGGGCGTGTTAATTATACCCGCCTGTACAAGTGCATCCACCGCCAACGGGACGGCTTCGGTCAAAAATTGGGCGGATGCCCAGCCGGTAAGGCGACCGTCTGTCACGTGGAGCCAGTCCCCGGAACGGCGGGTGGCTGTGACCAGAGTGCTGCGGGCAAATGTCCCCACGACGGGTGCCGTCGAGCCGGGTGATACGCGGACATTGAGGGGCGATGACTGCGTGGTGACACGGAACAGCGTCGCCGTGATTTCCTCGCTCGCTTCGCCTCCGCTCTGACCGCCCCCGCCGACTGCGGCAGCTACGTCTCGGCGGAATTGCGCCATACTCAAACCGTGGCGGTTCCACAGATGCTCCACGTCTGCGTGGTTCGACGCGATGCCCCGTCTGTGACCCTCGGAATGGCTGATAATTACGCCGTCCCCCAACGGGTTGAGCCGAAATTCGCCACAGAGCTGCGCAAAGAGCAGCACCGCCGTCTGATACGTGTCGTGTACGAAAGCGCGGGTGGCGGCGGGGTCATTGTCCACGAAATTCGCGCCGCTCCCGGTGTAACGAATGCTGGCCGGCTCGGTCATCTCGATGCCGATGTGGGTGTTGTTCCCCGCTCCGCCGCAATGCCAAGCGCGATTCGTCCAAGGCAGAATCTGAATCGCTCTGCCGCCCGCCTCGACAAAGCCGTGGACGCTGACACTCGCTGCGGGGTTGTTCCAACGGTCAATAAACACCTGCGCCCTCGGCTGCGGTACGCCCACACTATGGAGCATGAGACCCCGCACCGTAATCGTCTGCGGGTTTGTAAAGGTGCGGTGGTTTCGGATGAATGATTGGGTTAATATCATAATTTATCCTCCTGATTGTAGGGGGTGTTTTGAAACTCGGCGTGGCCGGATTTTTGAGTGATTTTTTCATCCTGCAAGTCAAATTTTTGCAGGAATAATTGGTTTATTTCAAGAAAATTTGCCGCCGCAGGGCGGAAAAATCGCCGAAAAGGCGGTTGCGTCGGGTTTCAAAACACCCCCTGGGGCGCCGACGCCCTCGGCGCGCCCTACGGACACGGGCGGCCACGCGGGGCCGCCCCTACAGCATATGTTGCAGACAGCCTAGTACATCCCTTCCAACAGCGTAAACTTCTCCGGAATTTCAAAGTCCTCGAAGGTAAACTCCAACTCCTCGGACAGAAAATCCGCATCGGCGTCAAACTTGGCCAAGACACCGCTGTCGAGATTACAGCCCTTGAGCACTACCGTCTGCCGCCCTGCGGCGGAGGTAGGATCCTCGTTGGCGATTTGGATGTCGAAATACACATCCTCACCCTTAGACTTGAAACGATACATCAGCTCACGGAAGATGCTCGTGTTGTAGTGGAACGTCGCACTCCCTCTCCCCCTCCAGCCGGTAGCCTTGTTGCCCCGCCCGGTTTGGCCGAGAATAGGTACCTCCTGCTTCACCCGCTCAATGGTGGCCTCTAAGTCGATGGCCTGCATGAAGTGATAACGGCGTCCCTCGATGGTCACATAGCACTCGGCTAAGGGCGCGCTGACTGCGTCTCTGGCGTTCATAAAGCTGTTCATTCCTCTCTCCTCTCTACCAGACCACAACGGTCATATACAACTGGCTCATCGCCGTCACAGGAGTAATCCGCCCCGTGACTACAACGCTCTGCTTCGTCTCACCCGGCTCTACAATGATATCCTCCGGCTCAAAGTCCTCGATGGCGCGGATGGTCTCCAGCCGCCGATGATGGCTCACGATATCGCTCCAAAGACTGATGCGCCCCGCCTCATCGTTGGGGATGATACCCAAGTAGCGGTCTGCGAACAGACCCGCAGTATCCGCCGCCACTTGGTCGAGCACACGGACGGTCTGGTTGAGCGAGAAGTCCGCTGAGCGGTCTGCCGTAAAGGTGGTGAGCGTGTTCACGTCCTCCACCACACGGACATCGCCCCGTCCCGCGCCGTGGAAGAAGAAACTGCCGTTTTTGCGCCCCTGCTCTAACTCCTGCCGCGTGTGGGTCGTGTCCACGGTGTATGCCCCGGTGTAACGGCGGTTGGTGAGGGAGCGGTTCACGGGGCATCCTGCGGACATGCCTGTGACCCAGTAGACGAGAGAGGACGGGGCGGTGAGGACACCTCCCTCTACGACTGCGTTCTCCACGGAGATAACACCCTCGTAGTCGGCCTCGGTACAGCGGTAGAGGACACATTGGAATTTTACACCCAGTTCCTCCCGCATCCGCTTGGTGTGTCGGGCGAACATGCCTTTTACGGTGTCATCCGCGGCGATACAGCCCATGGTGTTGAAACTGACCTGCTCGGACAGTTCTAAAAATCTGCCGTATTCCTCGTTTGTCGGCACACCGTCTGTGCCGCCTGTAAGGGGCATCCCCGCCGTGGGGGCAAGGGTCTGCGTGCGGTCGAAGCTGACGAAAGCGTTGTCACGGAGTTCCTCCATTGAGGCCGCCGTCTGATAATCTGCACCGATGCCGTCTACCAATGTCTCCACCCCGAACCCGTCCCCTGCGGGGGTAACCACCAGCGCAATCTGATTGCCGAGCACCCCCGGGTGCAGAGCCGTCGCCAGCACGCAATGCGCCCGCGCGCCCGCCGCACCCAGCCGAAAAAGATGCGCGACCCGTGCGCCTGTGAAGAGTTCCCGCAGCGGACGCAGTTCCGGGTGGCTGTACTCCCTGCCGAAAAGAGTACGGCTGTTTCGTACCAAGTCCTCCCCCGTCACCGTGATAATTTCCCCGCACGGCCCCCAGGGGAGCGGCATCGCCATCGCCGCATGGCCTCGGTCTGAGAGTGCCACGGAGGCCGAAGCCGCCGAGATGAAGTTGATATATGTGCCGGGCAGGATTTTGTTTTGCGCTATGAATGTTCCGCCGCCAATTGCCATGATTGTTATTCCTTCCTTTCGTTGGTTGTAGGGCGCGATGTCCGCATCGCGCCGTGTGGTAGATACTGCGGCGCGATGCGAACATCGCGCCCTACAAGGGGCGTACAATTGAAATCATCGTCTCGTCCGCACACGCACATCGCCCATACGGGGTCTTGTATCCACGGGCCGCATCCGCATTGTATATACGGCACGGATGTGCATGAGGCCGTCGTTTATGTCGCAGCGGCGGGCCGTGCCGCGTATCATACTGCCGTCGGGTAAACGCAGCTCGGCCAACAGTCCCGCTACGCGCGGGCCGACGGCCCATAACTCGCTGTAATCGCCCTGCCGTTCAGGGAAATAAGTCACTTTCACGGACTGCCGTTGTTCTATGCGGCCACCGGGGAGGGGCTTTTGTTTGCACTCGCCCAACCCCACAAAAAAAGCCGGCGTTTGCAAGCCCTGCCGCACCCGCTCGTCTCCGTAGACCGTACAGTCGGGGAAGCCCGCCGCCAAAGCGCGGGATACGCCGTCTAGGATAGCGTCCGTCATCGAAACACCTCCCCGATTAACTCCCGCACATGTGTCTCTGCCATGCCGGGCAGAGACGTCTCCGCTTCCTCCATCGCATCCCGCATGAACCGCCGCCCCGGTACGATGTTTTTGCTAATCCAATGCCGCGTATCGAACTCCACAAAGGAGGCGTAGTGCACCCGATTCCGCGCTTCTGCCGAGAGCGGCCCCGTCTCTGCCGCGCTCCAACTTCCGCGGAGCAATCCCGTGTCTATCGGGGTACGCAGCTCGGCCTCCTCGGCCAGATGCTCGGCCGCACGTAGTGCCAAGCCGCCCAATGCCCGCCTCGATGCGTGCCGCATCCGCAATGCACCCCGTTTGAGTTCGGTGACATCGATCCGTATCATATCGGCATCCCCTGTTTTTGCCACGTTCTGCCATTGAAGGTGTCGCCGATGCCGTAGCCCTCCGGCAACACCGCCACGCCGTCCGCCTCCGGCCAGACACCGTCCTCCAGAAACCGCCGCGCCGTCTCCATATCACAAAACACGGCGACATCCATGCAAACCCCGTTTGCAAGCACGCCGACATAGATTGCCTTCTCTCGGGACTCGGCTTCGCAGGCCGCAACATCTTCCAATGTCAGCCCACCAAATTCCGCAGAGGGAACATTTTTCGACAACATGGGGGTTCCTACTGCCGCCGCTGAAACTTCTTCCAACCCCTCATCCGCACAACAACACGGCTCATACGGCAGATAGGCGTAAATATACACCAGCCCCGCACCGCCGCTGCCCGCACGGAAATTCCCGCCCGCCGTCGCGCCACCGCCACCGCCGCCGAACCCGCCGTTTCCGGCATTACCGTTCCTGCTGCCGCCGCCTCCGCCGCCCAGAAAGCCGTTTGTTCCGGTCCCGGATCCGCCGCTTCCTCTGCCGCCCGCGCCTCCGCCGGCGGCACGGGGCCCACCGCCGCCGCAGCCGTACATCACGCCGTCGTAGGGATTGATTGGATATGTCCCCAGCGACCCGGCACCACCGCCGCCGCGTCCGTGTTCTCCGCCGCCCGTGCCGCCCGCACCGCCGCCGAATCCGCCGTGTCCGCCCACTCCATCCCCGCCGTTGCCTCCGCCGCCGGAGCCGCCGTCACCGCCGTCGAGCATGCTCGCGGCAGGGCTGGCGAGACCCCCGCGGGCAGAATACCCGAATGCAGTAGTCGTACCGCCGCTACTCCCCAACGGCGCAGAGGCGTTTGCGCCACCCGCACCGCCTGCGCCGATGGTGATGTTATAGCTTGTCCGGTTCAAGCGGACATTCCGAATCAGTTGGCACCGCCCGCCTCCGCCACCTCCGCCGCTATGCGTACCGCCGCCTCCGCCGCCGGTCATATACACATCCGCCATTTGGCCGAAAATACCGTAATGCTCGGGCCGAAATGTGCCTGAGGAAAAAAATAGTTCAACCAAAACCTTGGGTTTGTACCCGGCGAGTTCATGCAAAAGCCCGTCCACCTGCTTGGTGTTTTCATTGAACACATCCACATCGTAAAAATCCGTCCGTCCGGGCAGACCTAATTTGTAATGTTCCGTTCGATTCATAGTATTTCCTCGCTTCTCAACTGTTCATGGGTATAGGCTCCCATCTCCGCATGGGTCATCGTACTGAGTTCACCATGTGTGTTGTAGGCTGTTCTCAGATGTATTTCCACATTCGCGGGCACAATATAGCGCAGTAAATCCCACACCACATCCCACCGCTCCCGCCAAAGCGGCCGCAGGCGAACGGTAAGTGTAAACGCGGAAATCTCTGCCGCAAACCCCCGCTCCGACCCGACCAGGGCCGTCAAAAACGCAAGAAGCGTCCTCCAGCCATAGGGTATATTCTGACTGAGCCGTGCGTAAATCACTTGCCGCCGCTCGTCCAAGACGGCATCCGTTTCGGGGACGATGCCTAAGATGTTCTCCCAATGCGCAAGCCCCCGCTCGCCCGCCGTTTTGAGATAGAAATCGTCCTCCGTCTCCCCCGCGCTCTGCCAAAGCTCGTCGACGGCTATCTGATACTGCCCCATGAGACAGCGGAAATCCCGCACCCCCTGCAAGACAGAGGGAAGGTAATCGAGCATCAAATGTCTCATAGCACCACACTCGCAAGTCGGGGGATTTGCAGTTCCTCCAAGGCCAGGTTCCCTCGGATTCCGTTGAGCGTCAAATCCGCCACGTCGAGTACACCCCGAAGTTCCAGCAATCGGGTGTCTACCCGACCCACCCGCACGACAATCTGCTCCCCGCTGTCCCAGGCCGCAGATAACTCCGTGAAATACGCCGCAATCGCCGCTTCAGCCTCCGACTGCACCGCGCTTTCATCCGCACCGCTCTCCAAAATCAGCATAGCCGACACCGTAATCGGCAGGCCCTCCACACCCCGCACGGTTACATGGTGACCGATAGGTGCCCAGCCACGCCCCTCGCCGCTTGACGGTTCGGGGTCTAAATCCTCCTGTACGGCGGCGACCAGCGTCGCCGACGGCGGCCCGTAATCCGCTGCGATAATCGCAACGCCCACCGTCCCCGGCCCGTCCGGCGCGGGGAATACTCGCACCCCGCCCACGCCGGGCATAGCCCGCACCCGTTCCCGATAGGCGGTAATATTCCCGCCGAAACTCTGCGCCCTGTGGCTCTCCATGTATCGTTGTCTGAGCATCTCGGTCGCCTCCTCATCCCGCCCCGGCACAGCCAGCGCACGAATCTCGGCGGCCTGCAAGCCCTCAACTAAATCCAAAGGCACCAGCCGCCCACCGGAGAGATTCCCGACACGCCCCAAGCTCTCCGCCGTAAGCAAAGGCCGCCCCTCGACGGAATATCCGCTTATCGCATAGACCACAGCCCCCGCACGGAACCGTGTCCCATGCGCAATCTGCAAGTCCTCCGGCTCAAACACGGCCTCCACCACGGCGGCGGTGGCCTCTAGCGGCCGAATGCCCCGCTCTGCCGCCCGTCGAACCAAAAACTCCCTGCTCGCCGTATCGGCATAGCTCATCTCCAAGGCAAAATGCAGAGCGGCATAGATCCGTTCCAACTCCGCCGCCGCAGGCCCCAAAGCCGAGTAAATAAGCGAACCCTCACGGGTGTCCAACTCCGGGAACTGCTCCCGCGCACCCGTGAGCAAACGTTCTAATATGTCCTCAAAGGTTTTGTCTTCCAACAAATCAATCGCCTCCTGTCTGTATCCCTACGTCTTTGCGGGGGTGCCTCTGGCCGTCCGCTGCTTGGACGTTTAGTGCGATATCGAGGGAACGGACGTCCAAAGGCCGCCCCTACAACGCAAATTCCATCTCCGCATCCCCAAATACCGTATGGACAACAAACCGCACCTCTACTTGCGTCCTCCGACGCGCGAAAGTGAAGTCCGATGTCCCTGTAATCCTGTCGTCCATCATCAAAGCCTCGGTCACCCGCCGTTTGATTTCGGGGAACAAAAACCCGTCATCCCGTCCGGGCAAGTCCGCAAACTCCGTGCCGAAATTGAAGCTGTAGATAACATGCCGATACCGCTCCGTATGCAGTATGATCCACGCCGCCTGCCGCGCCGCTGCATGTCCGTCCGTCATCCCCTGCACAGTCTGCGTATCCTTGTCCAAATAAAAAGTCGTCTCCGGCAACCGCTGCCGCGTGAGTTCGCCCAATTCACTATGGTATGGAATCATTCTCTCAGCCACCCCAAAACAAGATATTTTTGCCCCCCGGCGAAGCGGAGCAAGGCCAACCTGTCCCCTCTCGCCGGTATACGCTGCCCCGCCAAAAAGAGAACCTGCCGTCCGCTCAGGGTCAACCGCTGATTCAGCCGAATCTCTAAGGGATTATCCGTCATCACAGTCCCAACACAAGGCACAGCCGGGACTTCGGCCTCCACGGCCTCAATCGCCGCACGCTTAATCGTCTGCACCAACTCAATCACGAAACTCACTTCCCCACGGGGCAAGCCCCGCGGGGGCCCCTTTATTTTATCTATTACGGCGAGCAAAGCCCGCCTATATCAAGGTTTTTGCTTCGCAAAAACGCTTGCACGCCGGACTCCCGGCGGCAGGGCTTCGCCCTGCAAATACGCCATCAATCACGAAACTCACCCCCGGCCAAAACCAGTTCCATCGTATGTCCGCCCTCGGAAAAGCGATGCACAACCCGCTCCGCCATCAGATAGTCTCGGAAGATGATATCACCCAAATTCATCTCCACAGGCAGCATAGACCCGCCCCGCACGCAGGGATTCCCGACAGCGTCTTGAATCCGAAACCGCCGCGTCTTGCTCCCGTAGAGCCGCATCAAAGCCTCGGCAGTCTCCGTCCCGAACGCGCCCTCTTCCAAGCGGCCGAAATAGCGCAGCATCCCCCAACGCCGCACCAAATCGTCCCGCTGCGCACCGTAGAACACCGTCTCCCCCGCCGCACCGTCCGTCCGATGGAGCCGCACCGCAGAATAGGCACCTCTGTCAATCGTAGAGGTATAATCGAAATTCGCAATGCTCCCCTCGCAAATCAGCATGTCCTCCGCCATGTTCTGTACATGGGTCAAGTTCAGCTCCCCCGCCTTGTCGTAGAGCACAAACAAATGCCCCGTCTGCTCCGCCGTGATGTCCAGCGCAGTCTGTATCATGTCAAGCAGCGACCGCCCATTCTCCACACGTTCGGGGAGCAGAAAGCCCGTCTCCGCAATCTCTCCGCAGAGCATCCCCCAATCCCCTGCGATTTGCCGCACGAGTTCGGTCGCCGTCAGCCCCTCATAGGCGAGCGTATCCCGATTTTTCAAATAACGGATTTGGTCATAGGCTGTAACGGTAATCACCCCGCCCCACGTCCGCCGCTTGCTGAACACAAAGCCGGAAAAGAGCACAAGCGTACCCAAGCGGAGCACCACGTGGTCACCCTCATGAAAACTGAGCACCCCGTCCGCAACCACCTGAAACGTCAACTTCCCCGGTGTGCCCGCTCGGCTAAACTCCAAAACAATTTCTTCCGCCGACACGGGCGTGAAGAGGAAATTATCGGTCTGCACCGTAATCATAGCCCTATCCATCACGCCACCGGCAAGCGCAGAACCTGCCCCGGAAAAATCAAATTCGGATTACGAATTTGATCCCGATTCAGCTCAAAAATTTCCCGATACCGCCGCCCGTCCCCGAGATGCCGCCGCGCGATGCCCCAGAGCGTGTCGCCCCGCACCACGGTATGCGTCGGCACCACAGGCCGATTATCCGTCTCCCGCGCCGGCCCCTCAATGATAACCCGATGCCGCTCAGATACTACCCGCGCAGCCCTATGCTCCCGATACTCCCGCAAGGTAAGCTGCACGGTCAAATCGCCGCCGTTCTCGGCGCACTCCACAAGTTCCAAACTCTCCAAAGAAACCCGCAAGTTGGTGTCCGTCAGCAGCCGTCCCGCAGGCGAAATCCGCGCACAGATAAACCGAAACGGCTGTCGCCTCTCACGCAGAGCTAAGAACCGCTCCAGAAACCGCTCCGGCTCCGAAAACCGTCCGTCATACCGCGCAAATGGATACCGCCGCCGAGGCAGCATCAACGTAAAGGACAGCTCCGCCCCCTCTCCCGCCCGCAGACGGGTCAGCTCTCCGCCGTCCAGCAATGCCGTCCGCCGATTCTGTCCTCGATAGCGCACCGATATCCGCCCCGGCGTCACAGGCATCAGTTGCCTGTCTATAAAGATACGATAACTCATATACCAGACCTCCGCCAAAAGTGTTGCAAGATTTGCGAGGATCGCTTTCGCAGTTCGAGGATGACAACGCAGGCGGGCTTTCGCCCGGCAAGGAGAAAGACGGAAAAATGCGGAAACCCGACCGCGAAAATGCACCGTTTTTGGTGAAAATCCGGTATCAAGCGTATACCCCCTCCACCGAACTCGCCACAGCATCCGCCAAGCGAACTTCCATCTCCCTGAGCACCGCCTCCGCATCCACAGCCGATGCAATGTGGTTCTCATTCTGCACCGTCACCGCCACCGTGACAGGCAAAGCCCCCGCACCGAAGCCCGCCCCCCAATACGCCGACGGTTCCGGCAAACAAAGCGCGTCCCGCCCCGACACCTCAAGCGGCCCGGATACAGCCATCAGCCCCACCGTCTCTACACCGCCCCGCGCCGCCACAGGCTGTACAGAGGCAGAAGCGGTATTCACCGCCGCAACCGCGACAAGCGCAGCCCTCGCACTCGCCGCCACACTATTCAAAGACGCCCGCGCCGAGCCCGCCATAGCCGCAAACATCCGCGCAATCTCCGCAAGCGGCCCGTCAAAATACCGAGGCAAACGAACCGCCAAGCCCGCCGCATCCCGCTCTATGCGCCGAAACGTCCCGCCAATTTCAACCTCCATACGCCGAAACATCTCAGCCACATCAGGCCCAATCGCCCCCATCTCATCGCCAAACCGCATCATCCGCCCCCCAAACCGCTCGAGGGAAAGGCTCATGTCTCGCAGTACGGGGGACACACCGTCATGTAATTCGATGGAACACTGAATACTAGCCATGGAAAACCTCCGGCTCTTTAATGCAGAATTAATAATTAATTGCCCTTCCTCAACTGCACCGCCGCCGCAAGGAAAGCTTTTTCTTGTCGGCTCAGGCGCACAAAATCAGAGGGCAAAATGTGAAATTCGTGAAGACAATAGAGTGCCAGGCAGGACGTGCCGTCGCCTTCACGGATTAGTTTTTTACCTCGTCCACCAACTTTTCAAAGGGGACATCAAAGCCGCAAAGCCGCTGTACCTGCCGCAGATATTCCGTGTACTCCCCCGGTGTCAGCATCGCCCGTAACAGATGGTCTGCGCCCATCACGGCGTAGCTGTCTTGGAGTTCCTTGTCATCCAAATCGGGAAACACCGTGCACCGCGCCGCAAGCCGCCCCAAATACAGCGAAACATCCGTCTCGGAAACCGACTGCCCTCGGCCTCCGTCCGCACGGCGGGCCGCCCCCCGCCGAATCTCTTCGTCCTCCGTGGAAGATACACAACGAAGCTCCCACAAAACAGGTGTCCCGTCCTCCCCCACAAACCGTCCCGACGCAGGGAAAAACACGTTTTCCACCTGCCCCGCATTGCAATGCAAAAATGCCGATAGGTCACGCATAAAAATTCCTCCATTCGTTGTAGGGGCGACCGACCCGGTCGCCCGCCGCTTCAAATTTGCACCGTGACACGGGCGACCGGGTCGGTCGCCCCTACAAAGGGTACACATGCACCCCTACGCCCACCGCACAAACCGCTCCATACGAACCTCCTGATGCCCCGCAAACACCGCAGGCATTCCCGTCCGCGCATAGGCTGTCTCATGCCCCCCGCGCCACACCACAATCTTGCTCCCGGCGGGCACAACAATCTCCGGCGCAAGAAATAACTTCACCGTCTGCCCGGCGGACACGGCGGCGTCCCCCACGTCCCGAACGCCGCTCACCGTCTCGAATGACAGCCGAAAACTCACCCGACAAGGCAAGTCCGTATGCACCCGCCGCTCCGTAAACACAGCACGCCCCGTGGCGGGGTCAAGCAGACTTTCCCGCACGAAAATATCACAACGGTCTGTCCAAAGCCGCCGCAACCGAGCCCCTACCATCGCAGCCGCCTCCATTGATGCAACACGGCCTCCGGCGGCGCAGCAAGCCTGTCGATCAGCGCATCCACAGGCGACACCTGCCCGAACTCCACCGCATAGGTGATGCTCGTGTCCCCCTGTGACATCTGCCGCACAACCTGCTCTTGGTCGAATCCCGTAAGCCGCCCGGCCTGCTGCAAGAACCGCAAATATTCCCCGGCGGCCACATCGACCACCACAGGCTCCAAGCCCTCCGGCAAGGTCGTCCGCCCGGTCTCGGCCAATATCCACCGTCTCGCCCCGGCCAAAAGGGTCTCCAAATGCGCCTCATCCCGTACCGGAGGAACCAAGCCCAGCTCCCCCAGCCTCACCCTCAAAGCCGCCGTCATCACAAAGACTGTAGGCCGGTAATGCTCCCGTGCAAGAAGCCCGCTCCATGCGCCAGCCCAATCTGCCCGAAGAGCTGCACCTTCTCCGAAGCCCCCGTCTTGGCCAGCTCCTCCGTGAACAGCACACCTTTCCCCGGCACCACCTGAAACACAGGCGCAATATGCGCTACGTCAGCAATGAGTATCGTGTCCGCAGGCACAAAGCGGTTCCACACAATGCCCATGTTGAAGAAATCCGTCTCCACCTGCGTGATGTTCACACCGCCCACAGTCCGACACTCCGGCATCCGAAGCCCCATCTGGCTCGCATAGACTTCCGTCAGCATCTGCTTCTGATACGCCGAGAGGAACATGACCATGTTGTTAAAATATGCCCCTGCGTCGGCCATCTCCCGATAGAGCTGCCGCAACAAATCCGCCGAGAGCGGCGCACCGCCCGCGCTCAGATTCACATTGTCCCGTGTCAGTTCAAGAAGCCCCCGTGTCCGATTCGCTTCGCTCGCGTTGCTCGCTTTTTGATAAGAGCCGTTGATAAAACTATGCTCCACATCCCGCGCCACTTTAATCAGTTTGTGTTGTAGCTGGAACAAGCGTTCGTCCCCATAAGCGGGCTCCTGTCCCGCCGTGTTCAGTCCGCTCATCCGATGCAAATTCGACAAGGCCACATAGCTGAGGTCAATAACCTCCTGATGAATCTGCACTACGTTCGTCTCCTGCTCCCGCAGGGCATGGGTCGCCTGCGGTGCCGTGGCCGAAGCCTGTTCCGAAATCTCCGGCTGATCGGCCGTCGGATAGTCGTAGAGTACCGCCGTCGGAAACTCAAAATTGTCCGTCTGCCGTCCACCGGTCAGGCCGCCCGTCATACTGAGCAGCGGCGTCTGTGTCGCGTCTGCAGAGAACAGTTCCCCCGCATAGTTGGGTAATGCCCAACCGGTACCCAGTCCTGTCACTTGATTTGCCATGTTTTGTTGCTCCTTTTTAGTTTTTAAAATGTAGGGGCGGCATCCTGCCGCCCACGTGTTTTGTATGATGCTCTTCGTTGGGGTACCTCCACGTGGCCGCCCGCGTCCCTAATCCTGCGTTGTACAAACCGAAACGTGCGGGCGCGCATTGCGCGCCCCTACATTTACGTTTTTCTGTCATTCTAAGCCGTAGGCGAAGAATCTTATATCGCACAAGATTCTTCGCTACGCTCAGAATGACCAATCATGCACACAAGCCGCGAAGGCTCCTTTCTCAAAGGAGCTGTCAGCGCAAGCTGACTGAGGATTGCCCTTGCCCTTTTCCCCTCCTTGAAGGGGTGGCAGGCGTAGCCTGACGGGGTGGTTCCCGCGAGGCGTTCGATGCAGGGGGCGGCGTCCCCGACGCCCCGCACGCCACACACGCAGTACTGCAGGGCGTCGAGGACGCCGCCCCCTACAACAACGCACTCCTATCACTCCGGGCACAGGAGGCACGGCTTCCCTCTACAACAACACAATCCCCGCGCGCGCAGCCTCCTGCTTCACCCGCAATGCACTAAGCATATCCCCGCTCTCCCTCGCCCGCCTGAGTCTCGCCTCAAACGGCATCTGATCCTCCTCCGGAGCCGCATCGCCCGACTGCCCCGGTTGCGTACCCACAAACTTCGGCGGCAATTTCAACTCGTCAATCAGTCCCCAAATATCCTCCAACTCCTGCCGAATCCCAGACAAATCTTCCATCATAATCCCTCCCAATCTTTGCTATGTTACCAATCTATCAGTTCTCGCCGAACGCGAGCGAACAACTATTCACCCTCGTCCTCCAGCCGCTGCAACTCCTTCCCCACATCACTCGTCCACGGATGCTGATACAAAATCGTCTCCCGCGACAAAATCCCCGCACTCCGAATGCAGTTCTCGATGCTCTCCGTCTCGTTAATCAGCACATCCCGATTGAATATCAGCTCCACCTCACCGGGCAAAAGCCCCGACTTCCCGCTCCACTCCAAATGCGCGCACACAAAGCCCATCAGCTCCCGAAACGCCGCCGCGAACTCCAGCTCCATCACGCCCGCGTCCAAGTCCATATCGGCATACATCGACTGAATCGCCATCTGATTCGGACTCCCCGCAAAGGTCAAATCCCGCACGTCAAACCCCTTGGCGTTCTCCACCAAAGCCCGCTTGAGAATCCGCAGCACCGCCTCAAAATTTTCGGCATCTACCTCCATGTGCAAAGTCTCAACACCCCCGCCGTCCACACCGTCCCCCCGGACTTTCACCGCCCCGAAGGTCGCCAAATTCCGACGAAACTCCCCCAAATCTTCCCCGTCAAAATTGCGAATCACCAACACCGTGTGGTGCGTATCCTCTCCCATGCGGTCTTGAAAATCGGAAATCATCAAGTTAATCCCATCCTGCAACCGCTTCACCCGCCGAATCAAGGGAATCTCCCGAAACCCCGCCCGAAACGGAATCAGCGGCACCCCCGGCCAAACCCCCGCCAACTCCCTGCCGTCCTGCACAGCGGAAAAATACGGCCGAATCCCCTGTTCCTGCTTGAATTCGCCCGCGCAATCCGCAAAACGGCAAATCCCCTCCGGCGAAAAATGTTCCACTACCGTGTCCGCAGCCGCTCCGCCGCCCCGCTCCCGCGGATACACCCGCATCGCACCCTCCAGCTCCCCATGTGCATCGTCAGTCCAAAACGGCTTCAGTTCCCAAGGTGCAATCCGCCGAAACATCAACTCTCCCCGTCTGTCATAGCAGGGATGCAGCCACCCGATACCGCAGTTGAGCGTATCTTCCGCCACCAAACGCAGCTTCCGCTGAAAATCCGGCCCGAAGACGGCGGTCAACACCTCCCGAAATTCCTCCCGCTCTGTTGCAACAGTCAAAGGCCGCCCCAAGAGGTAGCTCACCTTCTGATCCACCACCCGCGCATATTGGTTGTCCACGACCTTGCTGTTTGTCAGATACTCACACGGCTCTTTTGAACCCGCAACGGTCTTTTTCCGCTTCAAAATATCATGTTTCCCTTTGTAGTACGCCTCCCCCTCCAGCATCTCCCGCCGTTTCTCCGACGGCAAGAACCCCTGCAACTCCTCCCGCAAAATATCCATCCAATTCGTTCCGTTAAACAATGCGTCCCCTCCTCATAAAAAAAACACCCCGGCGAATCCCGCCGTAGTGCCTCCTATCTCACGCTGCCATCTTACCATATCCCAAGGGAACAGAACGAACGGCTTTGTTTTTGTGCACCCACATACTTCAATACCACGCCGACACACAGACGACCGAAGATGGTCGTCCCTACAAAAACCCTTCTGTCGAACCCTGTCAAATCTTGACGAATGCCCCCGCAACCTGATATACTCCCATCAACAAGAAAAACAAGCAATCAGGGGGTATTCCAC